CACTTCGTCGAGGTATCTCAAACCAGTTGAAAATGCCTCCGCCGGTTCCTTGTTCTCCAGGTCGTTCACGATCTGCTCAAGGATGTCTTTTGTGGTCTTGCGTTGCGTGTCGCCTTGGGCCGCTGCGGTGGCCAATTCCAGCGACAACGCAGCGATATCCCCCTCCTGCCGAGAAAAATCCTCTTCAGCCCTGCGTACCGAGTCCAACGCCCTACGGTATCGTGCCGCCTTTACCAGTATCGTGTGGTGCCACGACACCGAGCCGGGGTCCCCTGTGGGAAATGTCGTGCGCAACTCCATGAGTGCATGGTCACCGCCTATGTCACCCAGCACGCCCTTACGCTCCAGTTCCGCCTGCACCGCAAAAAAATCCGTCTTCACTCCCGCCTCGTGGAGTTCACGCACCGTTTGCAGGATCATCTTGTGCGCCTGGCTAAAAAATAACTCCTCTGGCCATGACATTGCATTCAGTAGGTCAAAATTCTGGAGCAACCCTGAGATCGCGCACCGTTCGCTCGATTCGTTCACCGGTACGGCCTTCGGCATAGGGATGATTTTTTGGTTTGTTGCCATGATTGCGTTCATAAACAAGTCACCGGAGAGGGGTCGAAGACCCCGACTCTATTCTTATCTTCTCTGGAAACGCTTTTGTAACGCTGCGAGCGTTTCTCTTCCGTTACATCTGCGTTACTGCGATGCTTATTCACCCTACGGCCAATAAGTGCCCTCTCCTTAGCGGTTTGACTGCAATGGCGATCAAAGTTTACAAAGGTGATTTTTGCATCTTTCACGCGCAACCACCCCGCTTCCACCATGCTTTCAGCAAAGCCATCATGCCCCGCCAATTTGTTCAAATGTGCAAATGCCGCGATTGTTGTAACGCCGTCAGCGTTACAATTTCGAGTGGCCCATCCCCATACCTTGATGAGAGCACCGACCACCGCATTCGTATCCATATTGGTCGCCTCAGCGATCAATAAGACCTCCGGCTTTTCCGGTAGGTGAAGCTCAACTTTTATCCATTCCGCCATGTTATTTCCTTCCCTTTCTGGGGTTCATTTCCGAGTCGATGAGATATTCCCGCACCCGATCCAGATCCGCCTCGGCCAGCTCCCGATCCTCCAGCGCATAAGTTGGCTGGTATGTCGGGAAGGGCTTGCCCCGGTGCAAACGAGGCCCCACCAGGCACTCGTTTGCACACAGGACCAACCGCAACGAAAGGCGGATGTGGCGCGGGTCAGTGGACATCAAAACGGAATGTCATCGCCATCCGCATTGGTGTAAATCTTCACAGCCTTCGACGGCGCGTTCAGAATCGCCTTGGCCTCGGCCAGCTCCTTCGCCGACACCCAGCGAGCGATCTCGTGGTATCCGGTCTCATCGTTGAACTCGACGATCACCGTCCCGCTGCGTCCGAGGAGGTCTTCCACCTCCACGCTCGCCGTCTCGTTTGGCACAATGGCAAATCCCAGCGCCTCGCGCACTTGGTCAATCTTCCAAGCGGCCTTTTCGACGAAGACCATGTTGTCGTAGATCGTCCCGCCGTTGGTCCCGTCCGGCAGTTTCACCCGACACTTCATGCGGATGTATTCGTTGCCGGTTTTATTTGAAACTTTGAGTTCAGCGCTCTCGATCTCGACCTTGTGTTTTCCGGGCGTGATCTGTGGGGCTTGTGGTTCCTGTTGTTTGTAAGTTGGCATAAGTTATTTCTTGGTTTTGATTTGGCGCAGGGTTGTTATAGGTGCCCCGCATTTCACCGCTGACTCGTCAACCTCCACGCCACCATCGGCGCAAAATTGGCGAAATTTCTCCGCGCTCATCTTCCCGCCAAGGGCGAGGATGAGCGTATCTTTTGAGACATTGGCAGAGGCCTTGGCGATCGCCTCGGCTTCGACAAACTGCCGCCCCGCGCCGGTCGTCACCTTCCATCCTGGGATTTCCTCGCCTGCGGTGAGTCGTTCCTTCAGCGCGTCCATAAGCGGCTCGGCCATCTCCTTCTCAAAAAACTTGTATCGCTTGGCGAAATCGCTCAGCTTCAGCGGGTCGGCAAGGATTCGGTCGCGGATGATTGTGAGCGTGTCCTTGTTTGTCGCGTCCACTTCTGCCAGCGCGGCCTTGCTTTGCAGGACAAGCGCGGAGCACTTGTCTTTATTCGCGCACCAGTTGCAATACTCGCAAGGAGTAGGTCGAGCGAACGGCGAGGTTGCCTCCGCAATCCACCGTTGCGTTGTGGCTTCGGCCTCCGCTCGGGTGAAATCGTAGGACCGCACAAGCTGCTGATCCACATAAACCACATGCGCCGTCCACGAATCCGAAAAATAGTCATTCATGCAGGCCAGCGCGTAAGCAGCGAGTTGCTCACGATAATTGCGCACTTGGCCCGTTTTGATGTCTGCCACCCACCGCGTGCGCTTGCAGAGCGCGTCAGCCGTCCCGAGCTTGGACAGACCTGGCACCGCCATAGCTAGATACTCCTCGCGCGTCTCGACGTGGTTTCCGGACCCGAGCCGATTGAGTGCCGCCACTCCCCACCTAGCAGACTCACGATCATTTTCGCTCAACCCCTCAATAGCAATTTCATTTCCCTCAATCGCTAACCGGATGGCTAAGTCAATGGCCGTGCCGCGCTCGGCAGCCGCCGACGCACCAGATGCGCCGACGAAAACCGCACACTCTGCAAGCTTCGGAGCCATAGAAGGCGTGAGTTCCTTGCTCACGCTGATACCTCCATCTGTGCGGACTTTGCCTTGGCCACCAAAGCAGTTGGTCTAGCCACGATCTGTTCCCGAAGTTTCGGAGAAGCGGCCCTCCATGTCTGGCCCTCAGTGATCGAACCGTTCCCAACGAGGAAGGCATTCACGATCTCCTCGTTAGCTTCCAGTATGTCCACCGAGTCTTGACCGATGATCTCCACCGCAGGCTCGGCCTTCGGCTTTGCGATTGGTTGGAAGAGATGCGCCACCGCGCCCCACTCCATAGCAATCTCGTCCGGTAGTCCGGATCGTGTCTTGGCATCGTATGCTGCGCTGTGAGTCGTGAAAATCACGCGCTCCTTCCCCCCGATCCCCTTTGCCTTCCCGCCGTCATTGGTTATGGCCTTGGTCTTGAACCGGAAAAACCAAAGCTCATCCGCCCATTCCTTCACAAGCGGCGAGGATTGCTTGGAGAGCTTTAGCTCGTAGCGATCATACGCCGCTAGAATATCCGGCGGTTCCACCCGCTGAACCTTGGAGTGGGCGATGACCACCACATTCTTTCCGGCATCAATAAGGCGATCCAGCGCACCAAGGAACCGGCTCATCTTTTCGGCAGCCATGATCCAGCCCTTGCCGAATCCGAAATCCTCCACAGACTGCTTCTTGTTAGCCGCCAGAAGGTCTTCCACCGCCAAGCGTTCCGCCCAATCAGCCGAGTCAATAACCACCGTGCCATAATCCGTTTTCGAAACGTCAGCGATGCACTCACCGAGTTGCTTCCACGAGTCAATATCCACGCGATCCACATCGAGATGAGCTGTCCCCCCCTCGATGTCCAAAAATAGCGGCTTCGGAAACTGAGCCGCGAAGGTCGATTTGCCGACCGATTCCACTCCATAAATGACAACACGCTGAGCGCGTTGTTGTTTGCCTTTGATGATGTTCATATTTGTGTTTTGGTCCGCGTTTTTTGGGATGCGCAAGCAAACTCTTGGATTTCAAGAATCGTTTTGACTGTGCCTTTTATTTCAATGTTATCACTCATATTTTTAGTTAATTGGTTGGTTGGTGAGATTGTTTATGTATAAATAAGAAGGAATCTTTGCCGACTTCCTTAGGTTTATTTTTCCTGGTAGTATTTGAAGGTTGCTTGCTACATGTTCGCCATTGTGAGCAAGTGGCATAATGTGATCTACATGAAACTCAATTCCAATGCACTTGCTGATTCTTTGGGCGCATTTATAAATCACATTCATCACTGGTCTTTGGTTTTTGTTTTCTGGTTTTAAGCGCAACTTGCTTTTTCGTGCAATCTTATTTTCTTTTGTTTTTGATGGGTTGTCGATTCGCCATTTTGCTTTTCTTTCCCTTTCCTTGTCTGTATTTCTTTCTCTATATTTTCTTTCGGCAGCTTTTACTTTTTCTGGGTTTTCAATTCTTCGCCTTTTTTGACGTTCTACTCCCTTTTTATTGAGTTCTTCCTTGTTGTCTTCACGGTATTTTTTGTTGTATTCTTTTTGATACTTCTGATTTTTTTCAGCATTTCTAAGCTTCCAAGCTAAAAACCGCGCATACGTTTGTTTTTGTTTTTCCTCATCTGCTTTCATGCTTATGAGTATGGAGTTTTTTGGGATGGTTGCAACAAATAAAAAATGTGGCTGTGGTTTTTGGGGGCACAGCCAACCCCCTTTGCCCCTGCCGCCGGTATTCACCAGCAGGCGAGGAAATTGTCAGTCTTGGTCGTGAAACTCTTCCCAGCGCTGCATGCGCTCTTTGCGCTCGCGTAGTTCTTGGCGCATTGAATCGCGCCCGAGCATGTAGGACGCGAGGCACGAGCCGAGGGTTAGGATCGCGATGGAGATGGCGAGGGTGGCGCTCATTTTGTCCTCTCCCCCCATATCGTGATCCAGTAGGTTGCCGTTGCAAAAATCATGACCGGCCCGAGGGCTTTGAATGCCTCCCAAGCGAACTGCAAATTGCGGATAATGAAGTCGGGTTCCATGTTATCGCTCCAAATCGACATTCAACGCATAAATGCCGTGAAGGTTAAAGAATTTATCTTTTGCCTCTTGATAAGAAGATGCGTCTATCATGTCCCGAATCGGACCAAAAAGAGGGTCGTAGCCCTCGCAGATGTATGTCTTGGATTTCATATTTTTAGAACGCAACCGTTGCGTTGAGGGGAATTTTTCATCTTTCCGAAAAATGAAAAGATTTTTTTGAGATTTTCCGAAAATAAATTTTGAGAAAAGTCTTTACAAACCCGCGCGTCCAATGCTGGTGCGGGTGAAACGGCCTTTTATTTTACTAGCGGCCTGTAAAAGTTCACCTTCTGCCTTTTCCCGTTCAGAAGAATTTTGACGGCTTTTTTTTCAAGCTTCCCCTTGCGAAATGCTATTTCTCCAATTTGCCTTCCGGCTTCGCCATCCAATTTTGAAACCTCGGCGATGTCTGCGTTGGTCATCCAGCCTTGCTTTTTGAGTTCCTCGGGGTCGCAAACTGCAACGGTTTCAAAGAACGCGCCCCAGGCTTTTGTTAGATCGGGAGTAGCCACGGATGGCCGTTTTTTCGTTCGCATGTGTTTACTGTGATGGTTTTGTCGTTGTAAAAGCCGTAAGCGAAACCTTGGCTCCATCCCAAGGTAGCTCTGCGTGTGCTGGCATATTCCATGTCGAATCGAGCGAGCATGCCGACGCAGTGGCCGGTTGCGCCGTTGAGTGTGCGGGCGCGTTCGGCTCCTACTCGATGTAGGTGAGCGAGTACGCAGTTGCCGTATGTCTCCGCATGGTCGCGGATGGCTTGGACGTTGAACATGTAGCCATGCAGGAATTTTGTTCCTCCAAGTTCGGCGTAGCTTCGGATGTGGTATGGGTAGAGGCGCGCCTTGAGTTTCTTGGCCGTCTGCTCGATGGTTTGAATGGTGAGCGTTGAGGCGTGCGCTGCCAGCGCGTTTGGTGAGGCTGCGAGCTTGTAGAGTCGCGCTTCGTGGTTGCCGAATAGGATGTGCTGCGGGCGGAGTTCGTGGAGGAAGTCAATGCCAGCGCTTAGATCGTCGCTCACGCTGGCGGCTCGGTCACTTGAGTTGGGATCGTTGACGGCTCCGGTTCGGAATGCCGCGAGGTCGAGAAAATCCCCGAGATGGAATGTCGTGTCTGGTTTCCAGCGTTCTTTAAACGTGAGCACCGCCTTTCGCGCTTCCTCGTCGATCTGATCGCCGTGCGAGCATCCAACGGCCATCCATTTTTTCCAGCCCTTTGAGATATTCATACGAGGTCAGGAATTTCGTTATCCTTGCGGAGTTCCCAAATGTAGCTGCGGACTTTTTCCAGAGTTTCGGCGCAAGCGGTGTGCGTGCATCCTTCTTCGTCTCTCCACTCGCGAAACTCGCCGCCACCGTATTTAAGGAATGAGCGGATTTCGTCAATGAGGCCGTCTAGCACTGCGATTGCGTCCATGCCCTTCACCGCGCAAATGTGCTCGCAGCGTTCTTCGGGCAGGTCAAATTCAAGCGTGGCTTTCATATAAATTCCTCCTCCTCGTCGTCTTCTTCCGGTGGGTGAATGATGTCGTCCGCTTGGTCGAGTAGCCCCTCGAGCGCGTAGCGGTTGCCGAATTTTATTTCCGAGTGCAAGGTGTCGCCCTCATGCTCCCATGTGACGATCGTAAATCCAGCGTCAAAATGTTCGGAGAGGAGATTGCGGACCTCGACCATTACGGTTTCGCGGCTCTTCTCCATTTTTTTCATCCGTGCCAGTTGCGGAGCGGGCCGCAGTCGATGTGAACAAATCCGGCGTAGGTCCCGATTCCGCCTGTGAAGATTTTTTCGTTGCGGACTTCCTTCGCGATTTTCACGAGGTCGGGAATGGAGACTTTGGCAGTGAGGTCGAGCGCCATGAATCGCGTATGTAGGCTGTGCCTAGCGCCGCCGATGGCTTTGTTGTAGGCTTCGTTTCGGTAGGCTGAGAGGATCTGGACCGGCACGCCGAGCCGCTCGCGGATCGCGTCGGCTGCGTAGAGGGTTGGGATGATGTTCGGCCAAAGATCCTGCGAGGGCAGGGCGTTGCACTTGAGATAGGAATTGGAATTGCCTAGAAAAAAAACTTCTTTTGCCGAAAAATACTTGATCCCCTGGCGGTCGAGTAGCTTTTGAAATTCGGCAAATTCTTCGGTCATTTGTCTCGTCTGGTGGGAGAGTCAAATATGTGCTGGCTGTATTTGTTGATGAGCTCTGGCGGCGGATTGAATGAAAGCGTGACGTTGCCCGCTTTCGTAGGCCACGAGACGGCGCATCCGGTCATGAAAAGCATGAGGATGCATAAGATCGCCGCTGCGAAAAAGCTGAGGAAGATCGCGCGGAAGTGGTCTTCGATCATTGCCCTTTTCGAAAGACGTTGATGATGCCCACAAGCCCAAGGGCTGCGGCGATGATGTGATTCTGGAGTTCGGGATCGAGCGTCAGCCCGAGGCTGGCGGCGACGAAAATAAGCCCGCGCCACGTTGAGGATTGGCTAGCATAGTCGAGGATGGTATCAATCAGGTTTTTCATTGTTTTGGTGTTTGACTTTTCGCGACATATAGACCGCTGTCAGGATCGCAGCGATGAGGCCCACGCAAGCGGTCGCGAATTGCACGCCTGCGGTGAGGTGAGGGAGAAGGGAGATGAAGAAACTTGTGGCGGAGGTTGTAGTGCCGACTAGTGCGACAAAGAAAGGATGGTCGTTCATAGCTTTTGAATCCATGCGGGAAGTATCGTTTCTTCCGGCAGCATCGCGCTCCATGTCCACTCGGTCGGGTTTTCAAAATCGTCTGGCGTAGGAACAAGCGTGACACCCCACTCCATCGGGCGTGTATCTCCATCGCCTGTGTCCCAGCAAAACCACGGCAGGCTATTGTTTTGAAGCGCGGTTGCGCGGTAGCGCGGCATGGGATGGGTTGCGTTCATGGAAGTCATGGCAGTCCGAGTCCTTGGCCGAGGGTGGATTTGTATAGGGCGCGGACGGTGTCATTGTATGCCTGCCCGTTGAAAATAGCGCAAAATGCAATGTCTATGTTTTTGTCGCCAAAATTCAAAACCGTATTGTTGCCAATTATGACTGTTGGCCCGATTCCACTTGTCCCTGCATTTGCTGCGGTTCCAGATATTCCATTAAGGTAAACAACCGATCCAGTTCCATTTGCATATCCCGCAGTGAACAAATTTGTATTTGCTGTGTAGCTGTTGGAGGAATCGAGAAACCCAGTTCCAGCAAATAACGACGCTTTAGCCGAAATTCCTCCATTAAATAACGTGATGCGATTGCTGCTGCCGTCAATAATTGCTCCTCCGTCAATTAGTGTTTTGAAATTAGCAACACCGATTACGGTGAGCGGTTGCGACAATGAGAGCGTAACAGCAATTCTGGCAGATGCAGAATTAAAATTAACTCCACTCGCCCCCCAAGTAGGCCCGTTTACGAGCGTCCCGTTGTATGTCCCCAACCCGCCCAGCGAGTAAGCGGTCGAGCCTGTGCCTGCGTTCTGGGTTGAGCGGAGCGGCCAGCACACCATGCTGCTGTAAAGGCCGAGGCGCTTCATTCCCTTTACGAAATGGTTGATCGCCGCGCGGTCGGTCGCGCCGCTCGTATTCACGAAAGCTCGCGCGTCGGAGTCGAAAGAAGCGGTCAGGAATGGGAAGCTGAGAATCATTTTTAAACGATGTCGCCTGCAAGTACCCAGTCATCCGTGCCGAGTTTCATAAGCGTTGCCACGCTGTGCTGGCTTGCAATTTCATCGGCTGCACCCGCCGCATTGATCGTGACGCCTGCGCCTGCTGTCACAGCCACTCCGCTGACTGCGGAGCGGTAGAGAAGCACCTGCGAGCCGGTCGCGAATGCCGCTGTCGAGTTCGGCGGGACGGTGATCGTCATGCCGGTTGTCGCATTGATGAGGCCGTAGGCGTCGGAGAGCGCGAGCGTGTAGGCTGTGACGGCCACGGAGTTGATCGGCAGCGAGAATTGAGGGACGGGCGAGAAGGCATCCGCGTCGATGAGTTCTTCCGAGACTGAGCACGAGCTGAGAATCACGGTTTGGCGGGTTCCGCCGTCGGTAAGTTCGATTTCCAAGTCGAGATCCACGGACGTGGAATTTCCTACGAGGTCGCGCAATGCGTAGGTTGCAAAATTCACGTCGGCAGTCTTGCCGGGCTTGGCGGCTAGACCGCTCTGGATCGTCATTACAGGCAGGTCGGCGAGGGCTTTGTTGCCTGCAAACGTAATGTCGTAATACTCGCCTTCGATGCCGGAGACCGTTACGCCGCCTGCGCCAATGGAATCGAGCGCAGCAAGTGCTGTCGCAATGTCGTCGGCAGTTGCGCTGGCAGCGAGGGGCGCGGTTTGTCGCAGCGTAGTGATCACGCTTCCGGTCGTGGCCGTGCCGGTCAATGACGTTCCGCCGGCTGTGACTGAGACGGTGAATTGCGTACTTTGAGGGATCGACTGTACGAAGTACTGCGTGCCGTTTGAGTAGCCTGTCAGAGCAGAGAACCCTGTGAGTGTGACGGGTTGGTTGATGGCTAGGCCGTGGTTTGCGGGGGCGATGAAAACGCCTGCCGTTACGAGCGAGCCAATCGTGATCGATGAGCTTGGAGTCGTGAGGCGGTAGGTGCCTGAGAATGGCTTTTGAGAAAACGAGAGTCGCTGAACCTCGTTGTTGGTGATGAGCCAGTCACGGTCGTTGCGAGCGTGGCTGTAACGGCGGTGGAAAGGTTGGTCCAAGTGGATTGATATACCGCTGGCGTGAGGCGAAGTTGAACCTCTTGCACTTCTTTTGCGGTCGCGCTGCCGACTACGCGCTCGCCGATGACAGCGACGGTATCGGGGATGAGCTGCGAGACGTCGGCGGTGATGCTGCCGCGTGTGCCAGCGGTCACAAATCGAACGGTGAAATGATCTGCAAGTTCGCCGGTGACGGTGACGCCACCCGCGCTCGAGATCGCTGTGAGCGCGTTGAGTGCGGTCTGTACCTGTCCGGCAGTGACGGCTGCGTCAAGAGCGGTCGTGGTGTTGCCGCCGAACGTGAGCGTATAAGTTCCCGTCTCCGGTGTCGCTGTGCGTGACCCGACGCCGAATTTCACGCTCGTTGTCGTCTTATCCACGACGACAAAGGGAGCGTTGACTACGCCCGTGGCCTGCAAAAAGTAGAGATTGAACGTGCCGTTGTCTCCCTTGGTGAGTCGGACGGTTCCGGCAGGGGCTAGATTTGTCTCGCTGGTTGCCAGCCGATTGTTGGTGAGGTCAATGAAAAGGTCGCGTGCCATTGTGCTTAGGCGCGCTTGTCAAAGTCTCAGTAATTTTTAACTGAATCGCAGCATCCCGATATTTTACGCTGAGAGGAAGGGTGGGATTGTTCAGCCCGTGCGCTTAGTGCCTGCGCAAACTCGGGTGTGTTCTCGCCGCGCTCAATGCAGCGGGAGCATGTGCCGTGGCTGGGCTTTCCGCCGTAGAGCCCAAGGCCACAGGCGTTGTATTCGCCGTGGAGTGTGGCGTGTGGGCAGGTCACGAAACGGTGTAGCCTCCAGCGTATGAGCCGACGGGAGTGTTTTGAAGGCCGGATTTATTGTTGCCATTTACCTTCCACTGGTATCCAAAATTTGTGAGTCGAAGATTTTCATCAATCCATGTGCAGATACTTTCCCTTGTTACTGTGCCAGACACAGGCCCGCTTACCGTATAAGCCTCCGCGAGTTGGTCTTCGTATCCATTGTCCTCCCCAATAAGGCATAGGCCGGGTGGAAAATCTAAGCCTGCCCCTTTTCTCCAACCTTCATCGTAAGAATCTACAGCGTAATAGACAAAAGAATCTTCAAACTCTGGCTCTAATCTTCCAAAAAACGCTCCAGGAATTGCGGGAATGATTGGGCTTGTTTTAATTCCCTTGTATAAAGCAAGCGGTTCTCCAAATGGGTTTTTGTAGATAATTTCATCCGGCAAATCGTTCACGCTATAAAGCCCATCCGCCAAAGCCTGCGCCGGATACAAACAGCACTGACCCTGCGCACAACACGCGCAAGACACCTTGCCGTCCTTCAGCACCACCGCGCCGCTGGGTTGTAGCTTGATCGTTGCCATCTACGCGCACTCCTCCGTGGCGATCCATTGTAGCGTGCCGTCCACCGCGCCGAGTACGTGAGTGCCAGTCGTAGGAGGCGTGGGGATTCCATCAGTCCATGTGAGCGATCCGTTGGTCGCGGTCAGGCTTTGCGGAGTGCTGCCGCTCGGCACGGCTGGGATTTTCAGCCTTCTGGATTTGTGCCCCCCCTGCCCTACTGATTCCTCGATGAGCGTCTGATCAGCGTCGAGGGCCGCATAGACGAAATTTTTCATGAGGTCCGTCGCCTTGATCGCGTACGGATAATCGGACGCGGTTTGCCCGCGTGCGCGTTGCGCCATTTCTTGAAAATCGACTGGGAGAGATGCGCTCATTAACTAGCTAATTTTTTTGGTTATAAGAATAGCTTGTTGAGCCAAAATTAACAGACGCTTCAGATTTCCATGTAACTGTATATTCTGTCCAACGGCCAAAATTTACAGCATTAAAGGAATCTAAATTTATAGAAATTCCTGTATCTACACTATATGTAACGTAAAATATATAACCATCCCCTGCATCCTTGTAAATTTTTGTTATTACTTTAACCCCATTAACAAGCGGGATTCCTTTCAATTCCCCCTCACTAAGAAGTATGAGAGGACTTGTGATTGTTGGTGATTCGACAAGCGATGATGGTGAATCGGTTGAATAAATGACGCCTGAAATTGTAAATGCCTCGTTTGATGAGCGCACATTATACGAGCCTGGAGAAAAACTGAGATTGCCAAGGGTGACATTGCCTAGAATGTTTGTTCGTTGATCGAGAACAGGTACGCTTGATAAAATTGACTGCCGCGTCATGTTATTCACTGAGAAGATATTCGTCCGGCCATACGCCGTGACGCGGAACTCAACAAAACCATCGTCGCGCGATTGCTCTTGAGGCTCGGGGAAAATGTAAATCCCGTCGATTGCTGGTGCGCCGTCGTCGTCAGGCAGCGGATTCCCTACGGCTAGTTCCGAGCGGTAGCGCGCCTCGTCTCCGCGTCGGCAGAGATATGTGCGCTCCACTCGCACGAGACCGCTGGGGAATGTCTGCACGCCCCTGCCTGGTGCCGAGATGAGATTGCGGGTTCCGTGATATGTGTATGCCATTTTTAGTATGCGAGCGCTTGTTGCGGCAGCTTGGGTTCGATTTTTGCGACAAGGTTTTTGATTTCAAGAACAAGGCCTTCGAGTGTAGCTGGCTTGTCTTTGCCCTTGTCTTCTCTGTCCTTGCCATCTTTCCCCGGCTTGTCGACTGAGGTTTCAAGTTTTTTGGATTTGCCAAATTTATCAGCTTCTGCCTTACCTTCTCTGACGTCTTTGATTCGCTCTGCAAACTCACTGCTCTTTTCTCCGAGCTGCTGACGTAGGCCTAGATCCTTGCCGATGTCGGCTAGGTTGCGGCGGTCCATACCTTTTCCTGTGCCGCGAATATCGGCCTCTGTCTCGCGTGTTTTAATTTGCTCTGCGGTTTTCCGAGCTGATTCAAATTTGCCTTTTGAAATTTGCTCCTGACCGCGCTGTTCCAGCTTCCCGATCCTGTCGCCAGTACCTTTTGCCTCTGCTGCGGCGATATTCTGCATGAGTTTTGCAGAGGTCGAGAGTTCCTCTTTCATTTTCTTAGTCGAGCCTTCGGCCTTGCTGAACGATGTGGCAATAGAGTCAGCGTCTGTGACCGCTGCGGAGGTGTTCTTTTTAACTTCATCGGTGGAAACAACTGTCTCCATAAAGTCTTTGCGCACTTTAGTGCCTGAGCTTTCAATCTCTTTGAACTTCTCATTCATGCGCGTAGTTGCTTCTTCTGCGCCGAAAAAATCCTCCTTGAATACCGTCGTTAAATCCTTTGCTTTTCCAAATTCTTCGACAACGGCAGAAGCCGCCTCCTTGCTTTTTTCCAAATTATCTAACTGCTCTGCAATGATCCTATCGTTTGCGCTGTTGAGCGCATCGAACATTTTGTTAGCAGCATTTTCAAAGCCTGG